CTAACATAAGTATATAAGTGCCAGTCTAAATCAAAAGTTTGAGGAACACTACTTATATAATCTGTAGAATTTATATTTAGTGCCATACTATTATTTGCACCATAATGACTAGCTACAATATAATAAGGACTACCTGACCCATTCTTACCCATCAATGATGATTTTTTTAGTTCATTACTTTTAAACCAAACACTTATAGAAAAATCATTTGTTAGTGTAATCTCAGGGATAGTAATCTTTGATGTTAATGTACTTGTTGTATTTTCAATCAAAGCAGCATTATTAAATTTTCCTGTTTGGTAAGATACACTTGTAGCTGTACCATTATATGTTCCACCTAAATCATTTGCATTGCTATCTAAGTTGTAGGTAGCTACTGCACTACTATCTCCAAAAATATCGTGAAGATCAGTAGTAGTATATACTACTATACTTGTTATTATACCATTTACAACTGTAACAGTTTTTTTGTCATCACTTATAAATGTATCTGAAGCACCACTTACATTTTCCCATCTTGAATTTGAACTATTATATTGAAGAATATCACCATCACTTACTGAACTAATTTCTACATTTGGTATATTATTAACTTCAGCACCTGATTCTATACCTGAGAGTTTAGTTTGTTCGGAGGTTGTAAAATTATTATCAGTATGAACATAAGAAGCATCTATAACATACCCTTCTAAGGAATGATCGCCCCAACTAAAAGCTGTATCCCAATTTGAACTATCAGTTGTTGTAGGAATTGTATAACCTGTAGTTAATGTAACTGCTAAAGTTCCTGAAGTTGTAATAGGAGAACCACTAATTGATAAACCTGTTGGAACACTCATAGCCACACTTGTAACTGTACCTGTACCTGTTGTTAGTGTTGTATTTTCCCATCTTGAATTAGTTGCATTATATTGAAGAAGATCACCATCACTTACTGAACTAATTTCTATATCATGTAAAGTAGTTAATTTTTCTCCCGTTGTCATTCTAACTAATAAAATACCATCTGTAGAACTATTATCAGTAACAACTGCTATCGGTTGTTTAAAATTAGGGGATGAAGGTCTAGTTTTAGTCAATCCACCATTAATAGTAGGGTGAGGATATAATAAATTCCCGTTATTCCAAGTTTCACTAACAGTAGATCCACTAGCATTTAAACCTTTTACTGATCCGAAATAAGTAACAAAACCAAAACCATTATTTAAAATATCTTGAGTTGCAATACCTATAATACTGTTTATATTATCACTACCTTTAGCTAATGAGCAAACTAGCTTATTATCTGATACACCTGAAAACTTAACTAAACTACCATTATTTATGGTAGATCCACTTTCGTTTTTTACAAGGTAGTACATTTCTTGACCGACTTGAAGAGTAACACTATTTTTATTCATAACAATGTTTAAATCTTTATCTTTCCAATACATTCTCCCAGGTTTATCAGTTACATTTACATTTTCATAAAAATCTATATAGTCAAGTTGAGGTTTTTTATTAGGTCTATGTCTAGGTTGAGACTCAATAATTTCAACTGTTTTAGATAATATTTGAATTAAACTATTTTGAACATTTATTTTAGATCTATTAGAACCTTGTTCAATCAAACTTTCTTCAATAAGCTCTAAAAGAGTTTGTAAATCTTCAGGGATTAAATCATTTAAAAGTCTTAAAAGATCTTCAAACTTTCTAATAGAATCTTTATCAGGTAAAAATTTAGCTAGAACATCTCTATTAATTCTAATTTTTTGTTTATCTGTTAAACTAGGCATTTAAACCCTCAATTTGTACTTCTAATCTTGCAAAAGATATATTTGAAGTACCTCTAAATCTTTGTATTCTCTGATCTTGCATCATACCTTGTTGAAACCAAACCATTCTTTTATTAACAGGAATACCTATTTCAGTTGTATAACTTTCACCATCTAAAGAATAGTTACTATAAATAGTTCCTGTTGATAAACCATTTTTTAAACCAACTAATTCTATTTGATGTAAAATAGCACCTCTTGATTCATTATAAATAATACCGGTTTGAAATTCCCATTCATTATCATTTTCAAAATGAGTGTTAATAGATTCATCTAAATAACCGATCTTATTAGAAGTAGGATCTCCAAATATCCATTTATCATAAACATAAACAAAATTTTTAGCTTTATAAGTTGATCCATTTGTATCTAAAATAAACCAAATTGGCATTTGTAAAGATTGAGAAGTTATTGCATCATATACCAAAGTTTTATCAGATAAATGAACATAAAGAAGTTGATGAGTTTTATCTACTCTAGTTTCAAGAACAATATTTTCTAAGCTATTTTCTTCAAGTAATAATCTATCTATCTCTTTAGTTGATAATTTGTTTGAAGCAGCATTAGAACCTAACCAAATAGCAGGTGATTCGTTTTTACCATTACCTACAAAAGCTATACCTCCAAGATACATAGCACAGGCATGAGTTCCAACAACACCTCTATCTATTTGAGCCGATTCAACTCTAGCAAAAGGAAAATTAGAACCTCCAACATTATCAAAAACTTCTATTGTATATCTATTTAAAGCATAAATCTCATTACTTACTTTCATAATAGCTTTAATCGGATCAGGATCAGCTTCTGAACTACCATATTTAAGAGGATTAACACTTGTAGGATCAGTTAAATCAGTAACAACTAAATACTCACCATCAGTAATCATAAAATAACCATCAACCCAAACAACATCAAGAACTGTTCCTAAGTCTGTATCAGTTACTTGAGTTAAAGTTGATCCATCCCAATAAAAAAGATCTTCATTTGAAGCTACTGCTAATCTATCAAAAGAATAGGTGAAAGAAACCTGTTTGTTATCATTTCCAACATCACCTAATTCAGTTATACTTCCTGTAGAAGAGATCTTAACAAGTTTAGAACCAATAACTCTATAAAGTTCATTGTTCCATTCAATACCACCTCTATCAACACCTTGAGTAGATGTAACAAGTTCAACTAAACCATCAGCAGGTCTTAAATAACCAGCTGAGATACCTGATTGTTTTGGAATCGGTATCATATTTTTAGGGTAGAATGATCTAAAATCAATATCAGTATAAATACCTTGTACTATTGGAATTTGCATATCTTACTCCAATACTAATTCACCATCAGAACCAACATCTAAATAAGGATCTTCAGGAGTAATAAATGTGCTTGTGTTACCTTGTCTAACTTTAGCACCTGCACCTCTAGGAACATTATCTAATTGTCTTTCAGATAATGGATAAGCATTTGAAGCTAATAATGTTCGATAAGCTTCTCTAGCATTTACTTTTAACTCTTGAGATGCAATCTTACCAAAAGATGAAGCGATTTTAATAGCTAGATTAAGATAAATAGCTTCATTTGCTTTATCAGGAACTGTTGTATCAGTATCTAAATTACTAGAAGATGGATCTGAAGGAATTGGATAAGATAATCTTAATCCTTTTGCGTTCCATGTTGCCATCATTCCATCAAGTCTTTTAAGAGTAGTATTTAGTTGAGCATCACTTAAATTAAAATTAGCATCAGATAAACCTAACTCTTCAAAAGCAGCAACAACAAACTGTCTCTTAGTCCAACTCATATTATTCTCCTAAGATTTTTTCTACAAGAGTATCTTCATTCATTCTTGAATATCTTTTGATACCTTTAACTTTAGCAATTTCTCTTAACTCATCAACTGTGTATTTCTCTTTGATCTCTTCAACACTCATATCACTTAAATCGGGTGTAGTTTCCGTAACATCATCTTCAGCTCCTATAGCTTCATCTGTAGTAGGGTAGAAACCTTGTTTTAAACAAGCTTCAACTTCTTTATCTTCTACAATTATCCAATCAAATTCAACACCTTTAACTTTTGTAAAACCTTTGTTTACATCATTACCTTTAATAGTTCTAGGGTGTCTATATAACATTACCTTACTCATTTTCTTTTACCTCCACCTCTTTTTTTCTTTTTACAAGCCATGATTTACTCCTTTTTGTAAGACTTAAACAAGAAGGTGGTGATTTTTAGGATCACCTCCAAACCACCTTCTCTATTAAATCTTAGCTATTAAGCTTGACCTTCTAGCAAGATACCAGCAAGTTCATAGTTTAGAACCTCAACATTCGCCCAAATAAACATTCTGTATTTAGTTGAAAGTGTATCAATGTTTGAATCACTAATCATTACAATTTGAACACCTGAATCAGTTGTTGCGTGTCTAACTTTTTTACCATCAGCCTGGAACGAACTCATATCAAAATCAGCATGGATAATCTCAACTGCACCTTTTTCATAGAATACTGAAGCAGGTTTAGTAGTTGTATTAAGAACTGTAATCGCAGCATTATCAGCAGGAGTTGTATTAACATTCGCATAAGCTTTTTGAGCATCACTTGAACCATCAGCAGGGATAATAGCAGGAGCGATTGTAACATTTTTACCATCAACTGCAATAACTCTAAATGTTTTAAGTTGTCCTGTTGATTGTTTGTTAATATGACCTACAGAATAAACACCAGCAATAGTGAAAGCATCTCCTGCCACAAGTCCTGTGTTACCATCTGAACCATCATCAACAACAAGTGTCATAGTTCTATTATCTACAGGTAAATCATTTGCGTCTTTTGCTACAGGGTCTAAGTTTTGATCTGCACCTGCAACTAAATCACCTGTTAAAGATGAACCTGTAATTGTTTTACCATAATCAGATCTGAAAGTATCAAAACCAGCTACAGGAGGTAAAGTATTTCTTTCATAAGCACTCATTGGAGCACCTGTCATAGTTTGTCTACCAGCTAAATCACCAGCCATGTTTTTAGCCATTCTAGGGTTAAGAATCATACATCTCATACCATTAGAAGCTTGTTGTTCTAACATGATTGCATCAGCTTCAGCAGCTTCATCATAAGAATCAATATTGTTTTCACTTGTAACAACTAAAGTACCATAAGTAGCAATTTTATCAGCTACAAGAGTATCTAATTTGTTAGAAAGTTTAATAACTGCTGCATCTACTGCATTTTTAAGTACATGAGGGTTATTAAGATCAACACCTGTAAGTTGCACAGGAACATTTCTAATATGTGATTCAGTAATTGTAGATGGAACTGTAAGTTCTGTTAAATCTTGATAAGCTGAAGAAATATCTCTACCATCAGCAGTTTCTACCATTAAAGGCATTGGTCTATAGAAAGTTTGACCTCCAAGAGCTAATCTACCTACTTCAGGCTTATACATACTTACATTTTTAGCTGTAATATTTGTAGCTTCAAACCCTTGAACTACCTCTTCGAAAAATATATCGACTGTTTGTGAAAAATCATTTGCCATTTGTTATCCTTTTATTTTCTTTTTATAAGCAACGACTTTAGAATAATCACCCGTTTTTTGGGCTTCTTTTCTAAGTTTATCTAACTGTTTATCAGCACCTCCAACGATCTTCTCAGTTCCTGTTACTATCTTCTCAGGTTCTACAGAAGGTCGCCTCCTTGTTACCTTCATTTGTGTTTCCAATTTAGCTACTTCAAAAGCAAACTTAATTGGATCACTTATAGCGGCTAATTCCTTAGCTCTTTTTTCATCTTTACCTAAAGCATAAACAACAATAGCAGGGTTTTCCGCACCTTGTAAAATAATTCCTTGTTGTGTTTCGTTTAGAGTGTCTTGTACAATAGCTTCAGAATCATCAAAATCTCTAACTTTCAAAGATTTTTTCTTATCTTCATAAGATTGTAGCTTGTTATTCCATGCTTTTTGAGCACTTTCAACTTCTTCATCTTGTTTTCGTTTAGATTTATAATACTCTTCCATCTTTTGATCGTAAAGATCTGAATCATAATCACATTCTTCAAGTGTTGGTTTTTTAACTGCTTTAGTAGGCTGTTTTGTTTCTCTACTCTCAAGCTTTTTTTTCAACTCTTTATTCTCTTTTTGAATTTGTCTATGTGATTTTCTTAGTTCTTTAACCCACTCAGGAGCTTCCTGTTGTTGTTCTTGATGAGTTGGGTTCTCATCTCCAATAGTTATAACATCCTCACCATCATCTTCAGTTTCTTGCCCCTCAGATTCAGTTTGAGATTCTTCAATCTCTTGAGTTTGTTCTTCTAACTCTTGTTTATCTTCCATTTTGTTTCCTTAAATAATTCTAGCCTTTTTGAAGGGTGTACTGAAACCCTATTAAGAACATTATAACATAAATTAAAATAAATGTTTCCTTATAAGAAGGAAAAGGATCACTCCTCTTCTCCTTCATACATAGCAGCACCAGCTAAAGCACCTGCACCAACCGCAGCAGCAGGGTGAGTATATAATTGAGTTTTACTCTTACTTAATCTGTCTTTTAACTCAGGTGTAAGATCTATTCTCCAATACCATAAGTTTTTATCTCCGGCTTGTTTTTGATAATAATCACCTTCTGCAGCTTTTTTAGCATCCCAAAAAACTTTCTCACCGCTTATAGGTTTACCATTATCAAAACTAGCCATATAAGGTTTCTCACCTGTAAGCTTCTGAATAATTCTAGGCATTTCTACATCATAAGCTTGAATCATACCTTTTTCAGTAGCATGAAAAGATCCGTTTTGAACATGACCATTAATAAAACCAAAATAATCTTTATCATCATCTAAAGCACCTTTTAACTGATCCATTAATGCTACTTTCTCATATTGAGTTCTTTTAGCAATAGGAGGAGCTGAAGTAGTAGGATTAGATTTTTTCTCAAGGTTTCTAATTTTAGTTCCGGTTTCAGTTCTTTGTAAATCAAGATCTCCTAATTCATCATTCAATCTTTTTACATCTCTTATAATTTGTTTGATTTCAGTAGTTTCCCCAGGTGTAAACTCTCTACCTTCTGTAACAACCGCATCTTCCATTCTAAACTGAGCTTTTTTTAGTTCATCTTGTTCTTTTAATAAAACTTTTCTTTGTTCGTCTAAAGTTTCTTTTTTAGTTTTTAACCCTTCTAACTCTTTAGGAATTGCTGCAAGTTGTTCTTCAGTAAGATCACCACCCTCACTTCTCCAATCTTGTTCCCATTGTGATTGTAATTCTTCTAAAACTCTTCCATCTTTACCATCAGCATCAGTTCTATCTTTTCTTCTAGCGTGGAAAGCTACATTCTCATAATCTTCTTGCCAATTAGCCATATCTTTCAAGTGAGGTTCTTCATGTTCATATTTACCCGGTTGTGTTTTATAATCAGGCATCCTATAAATATCCATATCATAATTCTCACCACCATCTAC